ACGCGGTGGCCAGCCGGCGACGCGTGGGAGCCGTCCCTCGACATCGCCGATGCCAACCGAAACTGGTACTTCACACTCTCGACGTTCACCCCGGTCGACGGTTGCTACCGCCGGCGCAAGACGCAGTTCGCGCAGGCCTTTGGCGTCATGCTCGACGACATCGGCACCAAGGCATCTCCACGCGAGCGTCTGGACGCCTGCCCGCCGAGCTACGTGATCGAAACCAGTCCTGGCAACTTCCAGGCGGGCTACCTTTTCGATGAGCCCTGCGCGGATCTCGAGCGGACCGAGGCGTTGCAGGAGGCGCTGGTGGCTGCCGGGCTATGCGATCCCGGCGCCAAGGGTCCCTCTGCCCGTATCGGGCGCCTTCCGGTCGGGTGCAACGGCAAGTACGACCCGCCGCACCCATGCCGGCTCGTCGAGTGGCAACCGCAGCGCCGCTACAGCATCGACGAGATCGTCGAGCGCCTGCAGCTCACGCCCGCAGCGAAACCCGACACCGGGTCAAAGCGCCGCAAACGCAGCCTTGCCGAGGCCATCGATGCCAATGCTGACGGCAGCGACGTCCACGTCCCGCGGAGCCCAGAGAACCCTGTGCTTCAAGCCCTGAAGGAGCGGGGCCTGTACAAGCGCTTGATCGGGCCAAGGCGACATGACGTGACCTGCCCTTGGGTGCACGAGCACACCGACCAGCAGGATCACGGATCAGCCTACTTCGAGCCGGACGAATTGTTCCCGGTGGGCGGGTTCAAGTGTCAGCACAGCCACGGCGGGTCGAAGAGGATCGGGGCGCTTCTGGAGTTCCTCGAGATGTCGAGCCGCATGGCTCAACACAAGGCAACCATTCGAGTGACCGCAGGCACCTTGCACCGCGTGGTCGACTCCGCGGAGCGGGAACTCGCCGCGGCCGGCGGCCACTATCAGCGCGGCGGCATCATCGTCAGCGTCCAGACCGATCCCGGTACGGGCGACGCCATCATCAAGACGACGTCGGCCAATGCGCTCACGCGCGTGCTGTCGGCCATCGCATTGTGGGAGAAGTACGACTCCAGGCACGAGTGCTTCGTTGCGGCTGACCCTCCGCCACGCCATGTGAACGTCCTGTTCGAAGCCGAGGGCTACAAGCACCTGCCCGTGCTTAGAGGGATCACCAGGCAGCCCTACCTGCGCGAAGACGGCAGCCTGATGCACAGAGCGGGGTACGACGCGCAAAGCGGCATGTTCGGGGCGTTTGCCGCGGGAGAGTTCGCGATTCCAAACAACCCGACCCGGCAGCAGGCCGAAGTCGCCCTGGCCCAGCTCGAATCGGTCTTGATGGAATTCAGCTTCGCCACGCCGCACGACCGGGCAGCCGCACTTGGGGCGATGTTGACGGCGGCCATCCGCGCGGCGCTGGCGCTCGCTCCGATGTTCCACGTCAAGGCCCCGCAGATCGCCTCGGGTAAGAGCTACCTGTGCAGTCTGATCGCGGCATTCGCCGGACCAGCCACGCCGTCGGCCTACGCTTTCCCGACTACGGAGGAGGAGGCAGCCAAGCTGATGCTCGCTGCGCTCATGGAGGCGCCAGCGGTCTTGATGTTCGACAACCTGACCACCGACTTGACGCCCTTCAAGTCGCTGTGCTCGGCGCTGACAGAAGAGCATCTGACCGGCCGTCTGCTCGGCTATTCGAAGACATCGACGGTGCCCACGCGGACGCTGATGCTGAGCTCTGGCAACAACGTCGGTCCAGTTCGCGACATGACGCGCCGATGCGTGACGATCACGCTGGACCCGAAGTGCGAGACGCCGGCCAGCCGGACCTTCAGGTCTGATCCACTCGAGACGGTGCGCGCCCAGCGTGGACGCTTCGTGTCGCTGGCACTAACGATCATCCGCGCCTACCTCTGCGCGGGCAGCCCGCCCCAGGGGTACCGCCCGCTGGGCAGCTACGGTGCCTGGTCTCGCCTCGTGCGTGGGCCGCTGATGTGGCTCGGGCAGCCGGATCCCGCTGAGACCGTCTTTGTTGCGATGGCCGAGGACCCTGACCGCGACGTCCTGGGGCGGCTGATGGCGGCCTGGCGGCAAGCGTTCGGACTTGGCCGCGTCGCGGTGCGTGAGCTGGTGAAGCGCGCGACAGGCTGGCCTGATCCCGACCCTGAGTTGCGGGAAGTGCTGCATGAGATTGCCGACGAGCGCGGTGAGATCAATCGCCGCCGGCTCGGGCGCTGGATCTCCCGCCATGAAGGTGTCGTGGTTGACGGCTTGCGCATCGAGCGTGACGCCGTGAAGTCCAACGGCAGCGAGAAGTGGCGCCTAGTGGTTATGGGGGTTTCCTGGGTTTCTTCCGGCCCAGTGGAAAAAAGTGTCACTGACACAAATGCAGACGTCGAGGTGTTCTGACCATGAACGGTCGCGAACTCCTGCACCAGTTCCACCGGGCTGGCATCACCGTCGTGGCCGAGGCGGGAAATCTCTTCGTGCGCCCCGCCAGCGCGCTGACCGAGGCGCATCGCCAGGCCTTGCGTGCCTCCAAGCAGGAACTGCTGTTGCTGCTGGCTGCCGTGGGCGACAGCAGCCGCCTGGAGGAGTTCGAGGAGCGCGCGGCCATCATGGAGTTCGATGGCGGCATGAGCAGAGCCGAGGCCGAGCGGACAGCACTCGAGTCGATCCTACGTGGCCGCCAGGCCTCTGTTGGGAGGGACGCATGACTCACACCGCATTGATCGCGAGACTCAGGATGATCACCCTCAGTCGTCGAGCCCCTCATCAGCTCGGGAGAACGCGGTGACGCTGGCATGGACCGCCCTGCACCTGATGTCCTCACCCGTGGCCGTGTCCGCCCCTGCGCTGCGCAAGGCACCCAACCCGCGGCCGCGGGGCGCGATTCAACCCGGTAGCGTCAGCGACGCTGTCCTGAAGCACCTGCGGCTGCACCCGCTGCGCTGGCACCGCACCGCTGAGATCGTCCGCGCGGTCGGGCGCAGCCAGAAGACGGTGAGCTGGTCGCTGCACTACCTGAAGGCGCTGGGTCACATCCAGGCCGCGCCCTGCGGCGGACTGTCGACACCGCTGAGGTATCTGAAGTACCGCGCCAAGCAGGAGCTCCCCCCTTACCGGAACTGCAAACTCGATTCTGACAATTTTTCGGGCCAGGGGAAAAAACCCCCTGAAACCACCATAACCCCTTCCCTGCCGGCCACGACCGGCGATCCAGACTGAGGACACCGGCATGCCAAGACCGGCAAAGATCAGCCCCGACCAGTGGGCCGAGATCGAAAGAAGGGCTGCGGCCGGCCAGAGCTTCCGCTCGCTGGCCAGAGAGTTCGGCGTCACCGAAGGCGCTCTCAGACACCGCGGACTGGCTTCGCAAACTACGCAGGTGCGTACTGTTGCGGAGCAACTTGCCGCAGCCCAGTCGGCCTTGGCTCAGTTGCCCGTTCCGCAGCAGCACCTGGCGGTGCAGCTGGCCGACGCGCTGCGCGAGATCAGCTCCAACCTCGCAGGTACCGCTCGGTATGGCGCGGCGACAGCCCACCGGCTAGCCCAGGCGGCGCATCAGGTGGCGCATCGAGCTCCTGATCTCGACGAGGAAACCCTGCGGTCGGTGGCTATGTTGACCCGCACTGCCAACGATGCCGCACAGGTCGGCGTGCAGCTGCTCAAGAGCAACGAGGAGACGCTGCGCAGTGACGAAGCGCGTCGTCAGGCGCCTCCGCCCATCCGCCGCATCGAGATCGTCCCGGTGCTTCCTATCCCTGTTTCCCCTCAACCACCAAAGGAGTAGTCCATGACCCAACCAACCCTGAACGACACGGTGCAGCAAGAGCGAATGGTCAACGCTGTCGATTGGATGTCTTGCGACCTGACCAATGCGATCGGTCGCCTTTCGGAAACCATCGTCTCGGACTCCTGTCGCAGCGAGGACGTGACCGGCTTGAGCGTCACCTGCCTGACCGAGGCCGTGATGGGCGTCACTTTGGCGTTGACCTCGATCGCCGATGCCATCGACCGGCTCACGGAAGCGGTCTATGACCGTTGACCCCAGGGGAGGCCGAAGCGGGGATCCCCGGATCACCGTTCCCGCGCAGCTGTCCGGGGTCTTCGACTTCAGCGCGGCAGCGACGCAATACGACGTCCGTGGGGCCTACGGTGGACGCGGCTCGGCCAAGACGCGCACCTTCGCGTTGATGACCGCGCTGCGTGGGTATCAGCTCGCTTGCGCTGGCGTGCGGGGGCAGATCCTGTGCGCCAGGCAGTTTCAGAACTCGCTGGCCGATTCCAGCCTGGAGGAGGTCAAGCGCGCGATCCAGAGCCAGCCGTGGCTGTTGGACTTCTACGAGATCGGCGCGACCTACGTTCGCAGCAGGGATGGCGCCATCGAGTACACGTTCGCCGGCTTGGAGCGCAACATCGACTCGATCAAGAGCATGGGACGCATCCTGCTTTGCTGGGTCGACGAGGCCGAAGGGGTCTCCGACAACTCATGGTCCATCCTGATCCCGACGCTGCGAGAGGAGGGGGATGGGTGGAATGCAGAGCTGTGGGTCACCTGGAATCCGAAGCGTAAGGGCAGCGCGACCGATCAGCGCTTTCGGCAGACTCGCGACCCGCGCATCAAGGTCGTCGCCATGAACTGGCGCGACAACCCGTGGTTCCCCGGTGTTTTGCAGCGTCAACGGCTTCGCGACATGGAAGAGCGGCCGGACACCTACGAGTGGATCTGGGAGGGCGCGTATGCGACCGTCATTGCCGGCGCGTACTACTCAAAGCACCTGACAACTGCGCGCGCCGCCGGCCGCATCGGCAAGGTCGCTGCTGACCCGCTGATGACGGTGCGCCTGTTCTGCGACATCGGCGGCACGGGCGCGAGGGCCGATGCTTTCACGATCTGGGTGGCGCAGTTCGTCGGGCGCGAGATCCGCGTCCTGAACTACTACGAGGCCGTCGGCCAGCCGCTGGCGGCGCACCTTGCGTGGATGCGTTCGCAGGGATATTCGCCCGGCAAGGCCGACATCTGGCTGCCGCACGACGGGTCGACCCACGACAAGGTCTTCGACGTCAGCTACGAGTCCGTGCTGCGCCAGGCGGGCTATGCGGTCGAGGTGGTGCCCAACCAAGGCCGTGGCGCAGCTGCTGCGCGTATCGAGGCCGGGCGGCGGCTGTTCCCGTCGATCTGGTTCAACGAGGCGACGACTTCAGCGGGGCTGGATGCGCTCGGCTGGTATCACGAGCGCAAGGACGAGGCCCGCAGCATCGGCCTGGGGCCGGAGCATGACTGGTCGAGTCACGGCGCCGATGCGTTCGGGTTGATGTGCGTAGTGGCCGAGGATCGGTTTCGGTCGGTGACGGCGGTCGGGTTGAAGAGGCGCGGGAGTGCGATGGCGGTTTGATCGGGACGCGGATCATCCTCCGTACACGCCATAGCTACCGTCCACGTCCCCGCGAAGGACTCCGATGAGGTTGACCTCGATGGGGTCAGGCGAAGTCACGTCGACGGTCACGGGGCCGGGAACGCCCAGACTCAGGAGCGACTGAAGCGTCTGGTTTCATGAGTGGCGACCTCGGCAGTTTCGGGCGGGGCGGGGCGGAGCAACTGACGTCTCGCAGTCGCATGATGCCAGCGGGGTTTTCCGTGACGCTTCGCCCCTGTCCCGGGCGTGCCAGGGGCGCAGCCCATGCGCGCCTGCTCACTGCATCTCCGCCGCAAAGCCTGT